CTATCAACTGGGCGGCACTCACGAACGCATCTCGCGTAATGCTGGCAGCCTCGGCCAACGCCACGGCCCAACTCACTCCGGCAGGGTTCGTGAACACTCTCCCAGTCGCTACCACGGCGGCGGGTGCAGCCACGTCATTCACGACCACCTACTCAGGGCTCTACTACATTGCCTACACCGTGGGAGCTACGACCACTCAGCCGACACTCACGGGCGTTACAGCGGCAGGCACAGAGCTAACCAAGATCGTGCCTATCCTCATGGGCACGTCATCGACCGCAGCCACGGCCACAGTGCCAACGTTCCCGACTACGTTCGGAGCCATCACGGCAACGGCCAGCATTATCTACAGCTACCTCAACTAATGCCAGACCTCCGCGTTATTGTCGGTCTCGCTATCATCATGGCCGCAGTTGTTATTACCCTTGTGGCGGTAGGTACGTTGTAATGCGGATGGCGGACGGGCCGGTAGCAAACCTGCCGCCAGGTCTCGACGCCTACGCTGGCTATGTCAATCGCTCCGGCATCGGTATCACGTACCCTGCCGTCGTCGCCAAATACCCAAACGCACTCCACCTATCCATAACGACCAATGGCTCTCCCGCTCAGTGTGCCGATGTCGAATCAGGTGCAATGTCCAACTGGACAGGGTACGAGTACGGCTATTGTTCCGTTGCCAACGTCAACACTCTTATCAATCAATATGGTAGGCCACCGAAACTCTGGACGGCGCACTACGATCCCAACATCGGCGCGCATATCTGCTCTCCGCGATGTTGGCCCGGCCTACTCACAACGGCAGATGGCACCCAATGGATAGACCATAACGGAGCATGGGACGAATCCCTACTATCACCAACGTTCTTTCCGCAACCAATACCGACAGGGGATGATGATATGGAACTCTACACAACCAACTCAACGGGCACCGGGTTCGTCGTTGCCGCCGATCTATCATCGAAACGAGGTATCCCCGACGCTCAAGATGCGCGTAACCTACTTGCCACAGGGCTCTATAAGAACGTCGCTCTCGATGATGTCCTAATCAACGCTATCCCTAACTCATAAGGAGCAACATGAAACTCCCTACCAACATGGCACTCATGGCATTCGGCATCGCCGCTATCGGGCTCATCGGCGCTATAGTTCTCGCCGCCATGTCAAAGACCATCCCGTCGAACCTCTGGACGGTAACTCTCGCGGCACTAGCCGGTGGAGCCGGAATCTCTATCCCTAGCGTTCCGGCATCCCTTTCGAGTTCAGTCCCTCCAAAAACGTTCTAGCTGTACGAAACCCGTGGCGGGACAACATTGACCAATGTAACCATTGATCCAGTATCCGACATTATCGCGGCAGGTGTGCTTATTACTGCAGTACTCGGATACCTCAACGTGCGGCAGAACCGACGCCAGGGTGTAGAGCAAAAGGAGCAGGGGACTAAGCTCTCCGAGGTTCACGACCTCGTTAACTCTCAACTATCCGACGCCATCATTCGACGGGACGTGTCCGAGAGTGAGAACGTGCAACTACGAGCCGACGCAGACAAATCCCCGGCACCTGAGTAGGCACCGGGGATTTGCGGGGCTTAGAAACGATCTGAGAGCGTCTATCTCACCCATTCCGCTACAGCATCCGTCGCAATGTTCATCTCATGCGTAGGACACTCATTCGTATGAAATCCAAACGTGGTGTCACACAACTTGCACGGCTCCGAGGGATCTACACCTAGAGCCTCTAGGATAGCCTCGGCGGCGTAGTAAAGGTGCTTGACACTCTCCGCTAGCTCTCCGTCGAATGCAACGATATCCGAGACTGCATCCTCTTGCACCACTTGTATAACATCCTCGAACGATGTCCCGTAAGTGTTGCCGTGGTCTCTCAACTCGGTATCTGTCAAGTCTGACAAGTCACTGTAGACGTCAGAGAACGCGAGAGAACTAGTCTTTCCCCACGTCCCACTCACAGTGTCTATGTATGTCGTGTAATCAGTCATGCGTCCACCTGGCTCTCTTCCCACTCTTCGACCTTGTTACCCGCAATCTCTTCCCAGTTCACAGACTGTAGAGCCGATCCGAGAAGGTCACTGACGAACGATGCTCCCTCAATACAACCAGGGCAGGTCATCTCGGCCAGTTCTTCCACGAAATCCTTCAGTCTGTCGGCCAGGTTGTGACGATGGGACTCTTCTACCGTCCAATACTCCGAGGTTGAATCTTCCTCTGAGCATACCTCGTCAGTCAGTTCACGGACTGCGTAGTATGTGCCCTCGTCATTGTCCAGCCAAAGCGAGACACACCATGTCTCGTGGTTGGTCCATCCGTTGTAACTCATTACCATACCCTCCTGTTCACTCGACGCTTTACCTCGCGTGCGATCATCTCCAATGCTTCACGATCCCCAACAGCCAACGCCATCCGGTACATGGCATTTAGCCCTTCGGCTCGCACTGTGTGTAGCTCCTGCTCATATGTCATAGCTCTACTGTCTGCTCCTATACCATGCGTGTCAAGCAACACCACGACAACGCTAGAGCTATAGCTCCCTCCCTCCCTCTGCTCTCATCTCTTGAGGGTGCCCCCTGGTCACACACACCTAGCCACCCGTTCTTTGGGGTTGACAGCATCACTATGCACGCGTTTCCCATTTGACCCTTTCGTCCACGCCCTTCTAGGAGTAGCGAAGTCTTAAAGACCCCATACAAAAGTCGCCAACGCTTATTATCCCAACAAAATCGTGATTGACGCCGTACCACAATCGAATATAGATTGCAATCCATGCCGCCGTTCCGAGAGGACCCAAATGGCAACGACGATAGCGATATTGCTTTTTTCGGCACTAGTCCTGACACTGCTGACCTTCCTTTTCCTTTCGGTCCAACACCAGAACCGGGATACGAGCCGGGAGATTCTGACGACGATGGATCAGATAGCCCGCACGCTTACGACCAACACGAACATGGTGTCATCCGATATGGCCGATTCAATGACCACGATGATGAAGCAACAACAGACGACATTCGAGACTCTGTTCCTTGGCAGAGAGGCCCAATACACATCGTCCGTGGTGCAGCAGAACAGCGAGAACGAGAGGCAGCCGATACCGGGGATCGACACGTTGGAAGGGTTGCCGACGCACGTACAGGAGTCCATACGTCGGGAGGAACAGGAGGATCAGATCAGAGAGTGGCAAACAGTCTCAGGGACGCGAGTGAACGAGCTAGAGGAAGCATTGTCACTCAACTCGGACGAGGACCAGAACTCCCCATTGTTGACGGACTTGAGACAGACACCCGAACAATCAAACGGCAGTACGAGCTAAGTACACTCACCGAAGTACCGAAGTTCCGCCATTGCGAGTTCGAAGGTACATTGGTAGGGCTCAAGGCAAATGTCAATGGCGACTGGATAGTTCAATTCAAAGTCTCGCCGCGGTTCGATGAGGCCGTTATGCAACTCAAGCATGGGTACGGGCTCGCGCTCAAGCACGTCATAGATAGAAAGAAGCACTCTACCGATGACGAGTCCTGACTACAACATTTGGGAGCTATCCTGGGACGCGCCCGATTGGCTCGAACCAATCTCTATCCGCCTACTTCAAGTCGGCGTACCGCCTACCGCCATCTCCAAAGCATTCCAAGTAGACGTCGATGCAATAAAAGAACTACAGGCAACACTCGACGTACAGCAGTACGGCACCGCCGAGATATCCGAAGCAATGAACTTTCTCATGTGGCGGGCCTACCGTGATGCACTAGAAATACTTGACTCTGCCCCGGTTACACAACGTACACGATTCATAACCACCCTGCTCTCCCGCCAGTCAATGATTCTCGGGAAACAGTCACCGGAGGGAATGAATCGTATGCGTGCAGAACTCGAAGGACTCATCGCCAGTGTCAACATAGAGCAACCGTTGGAGCCGAGCATTTATGCCACGTCTGAATTTAATCCCGTGGACGGAGAAGTTAACGATTCAGAAGAAGGATCTACGCGTTGAGCGTATTGATCTTAAAGAATCGTTTGCCTGGGCGCAGGATGCTTTGCGTGTGGAGATTGAGCGGCAGTATAACCTCGGGCTCCCGGTTCGAATCATCGTTCTCAAGGGACGTCAGTTGGGTGTTAGTACAATGTCCGAAGGTACTCTCTTCAACTGGACCTTCCTGCATCCTGGTACGCGTAGCCTCGTAATTGCCCACGAAACGAAAGCGGCGCAACATCTCTTCGACATGACCAAGCTCATGTGGGAAGAGTGGCCGTTCAACCCCCTCTACACCGAAAAGCACAACACGGTCAAATCACTATCATGGGTCGAAACAAGAAGTTCTATGTCAGTAGCTACTGCCAAGAATGCGGGAAGTGGGCGCTCATTCACATATCACGCGGTACACTGTTCCGAATGCGCCTTCTGGGACGAGCCCGAAAGACTTATGGTTGGATTGAATCAGTCGGTACCGTACAAGCACGGCACTATTATGATACTCGAAAGTACTGCCAACGGTGTCGGTAACTGGTTCCATGAGGAATGGCAACGGGCCTGCCACGGCGATTCTCAGTACGTCCCTCTCTTCTTCCCGTGGTTCGACCACGAGGAATACTCTATCCCTACAACCACCCTCAAGTACCACGACCTCGTTAAAGAGGAACGTGAACTCGCAGAATCGTATAACCTCTCTCTAGGCCAATTGGCATGGCGACGGCACACCATAAAGAACGACTGCCTCAACGATGAACTCCAATTCCAACAAGAGTACCCCTGCACTCCCAACGAGGCATTCCTCTCCACGGGCACCAACGCATTCCCCCTCGACAGACTGGATGAGCACTATGAACAAGAGCGTGGCGTACAAGGGCTCTTGGTTAACAATAACGGACGAATCGAATTCATACGTGACTCTACCGGACCACTTACCATCTTTAAAGGACCGGGTAAAGACCCACTTATGTCTAAGTACGTTGTCGCCGGTGATCCATCGAAGACAACTTATGGCGACGGTGCATGCATACAAGTACTTAATCGATTCACGTTCGAGCAAGTTGCGGTATGGCACGGACACATTGATCCTGTTCCATTTGCGCATAAGCTCATGGAGCTTGCATTTTACTATAACACCGCACTACTTAACTGTGAGATTGAGGGGCCGGGATACGGCACTATCGGTGTTATTCTTGATAACTCATACCCTGACGTATGGCAGCACCGTTGGGCAGACCGTGCTCCCGGTAAACTGAGCACGACATTCGGGTGGTCTACCAACTACCAACGTAAGCACTGGGCCATCTCGAAGGTAATATTCCTCTTGGGCCAAAAGGGCGGGCTCTTGGTCCACGACGAGCGGACCTACGACCAAATGACCAGCTACGTCCACCTTCCGAACGGAGAGCTTGGCCCGGCGAGCTATCGGCAATACGACGATGCTGTCATGGCTCTTGCTATTGCTATAGTTTCTACAATGACAGAGGCGCAACTTCCGCACGAGGCACCGCCACCGGCACAGACCAACGACCTCTTCGGCGTTCCTCCGTGGGAGGCGGCCTGATGCCACCAAAGAATACTTTTGCCAAAGTTATGTCTCGGGTAGATATTGAGATAGGCGGGTGTTGGCATTGGATAACATCTGATACATATACTCGCTATGGGCAAGTCAATTGGAATGGAAAGTTATGGTATGCCCATCGGTTGATCTACACTATTCTTGTTAGTCCCATTACTGACGGACTAGAGATGGATCATCTATGTCTTAATAAACGTTGCGTCAATCCGGCTCATCTTGAGCCCGTTACTCACCGTGAAAATGGAAGAAGGGCAGCTAGGGACCGGGACGTTGCAAATGGTCTCTTCGCTGCGTAGTATTTGGATCGTGAGGCGTTCGCTCCCGCCGCGTTGCCGTATTCGTTGCCCCGGTTGTCCTGACAACCGCATCTGCGCTCAGCACTTCTAATGGAATACCAATACCGTTGCCCGTCATGCGGGCGGACAGTAGTAACGAACGCGCGCGCGGACACAGCCCAATGCCCCTGCGGCAACCACGCCACTCGCGACTTCTCATTCGCTCTCACCCGTTCTATACCCGAACACTTTAACCAATCCGTAGGTGCCTATGTATCTAACGAGCGGCAATTACGTGACGCACTCAAGGTGGCTAGCGAGGAAGCATCCTATCGTGTCGGGATGGATCATAACTACGAGTATCTATCCCCCGCAGATATGGCGGACGCCCAATCTCACGGTGTCACCGAAGAGGGGCTAGAGGATTCAAGAAGGGCATCGTATGACGCTATTAGATAGTGGTCCTGACCTCGACAACCCACCCGCACGACCGAACGACCTAGACGACTTCTTTCTCACCGAGAAGCTCGCGCAACTCTATGACCTCGCCAAACGAGAGAAGCGCAAGTATCAAGCCAACTGGCGGCGGAACTATCTCCTAACAACGAACCGCCAATACTCTCTCGACACGCAATCACCGTGGTCGCCCAACGTAACGGACTCCGAAGTATTCCCTATCCTGTCATCGCGCATCGCGTGGATGACGGACCAGAAAGTCCTACCCGAGGTAGCCCCTGCCGCATTGCCAGGTGATCCTTATGCACAGCACCTACGCACCCTCGCGCAGCATCTTGAGCAACTCCTTGACAGTAACTTTCAAGTGCAAGGATGGGATCGACAGATTGTACTTGCGCTATGGGACGCCGCCCAGTTTGGTGCAGGAATACTCAAAGCAGTGTGGGACGGCGGACTGGACGAAGGTAAAGGTAACATTGCTCTAAAGCGCGTGGATGCGTGGTCGTTCTATCCAGACCCTAACGCGAAGGACATGGACGATTGCTCCTTCATGTTCGAAGTGGAGAAGATGACCTATGAGCAAATCCAGCGGCAGTTCCCCGAAGCAGACCACGAAGCAGTTAGAGCAGCATTCCTCTTTGGGGACAGGGGTGATGATATTACACGACCTCAACAGTCATCTAGTTCTCAGTATCCAATGGCCATGCCCGGCAACCTCCCCGGTTCCACGGCAACGACGTGGGGGCTACCGGGTCAATCATCACGGTCTACCGACCAAATACTTTCCGAAGGTATCAACGTCTACACCTGCTGGCTCAAAGAGAATTGGGTAGAGTACCGTGAGACCACTGATCCAACCCACGGCGACGATGAGGAACGAATCGTGTACGACGAATGGCGTTGCGTGGTCTACACAGGGAACGTCGTACTCTTTGACGAGCTTGCACGGGACCTCTACGAATTCAGTTGCCACCCCTACGTTCGGTACGTGGACGAAGAGATGGGAGAGTTCTGGACAACACCAATTGTCTCTCACTTGGCACCGTGTCAGGTTGCCATCAATAGACTCCTTTCATCTCTACAAGGTAATATCGAGCTAGTCGGTAACCCTATCTTCATCGACACCGCTGACTCTGGCCTAGAGCGTACCCAAATCGTCAATCGTCCCGGCCAACGTCTAACGATGAACGCCAAGACGGCCAACTCTCAGGGCCAGAAGCCCATGTGGCTCGAACCGCCGAAGATGCAATCCGAAGTCCAATCCCTTATCCAGTTCTGGATATCGCGTATGGAGAATATATCCGGTCTCTCCGGTGCCAACAAAGGTCAAGCGCCTAAAGACCGACAGGCAGCACAGACAACCCAGGCGGTACAAGAGGCCGGGTTCGTCCGCATTCGCTCATCGGTCCGTAACCTCGAACGCTCTCTCACCACCGTCTACTCTCTCCTTACCCACATGATGATCCAAAACTACGATGTCCCGCGTATCCAAGCCATCGTAGGGCAGGACGGCGAGAACAGTGCTCTAATGCTCGCGAGCAAACACTTCTACTCTCCCTCTATCTTCGGGCAAGTAGCCCCAATGAAGTTCTCCCTCCTTGTCATGGCGGGAGCATCCAACCCGACATCCCGCCAGGCACGTATCGCAGAGGGTGACGCACTCTTCGCCATGCACGCCATCGACCGGCCAGCACTACTCGAACAGCACGCGTTCCCGCATTGGCAGTCCATCGAGAAGCGCATGTCAGAGAAGGAAATGGCAATGGCTCAGGCGGCAGCCGCAGCCGGTGGTCCGAAAGGCCAACCTAAAGGTCCCGGTACTGGACATGCACATTAGCTAATGTCTGACGACTGGATGGAATACGCAGCCTGTAAGAACGTAGACCAATCCCTCTTTTTTCCAACTCAGTACGAAGTAACCTCTGCACGTAACCGTCGTGTCTTACTCCCCGGTCAAAAGATATGTGCATCATGTCTCTACCGCTCCACGTGTCTCGACTATGCCATTGAGCACGGGCTCGACTACGGCATTTGGGGTGGCTTGCTCGAACGTGAGAGGGTCCGCATACGCCGCTCTGGCTCCCTCTCAGCCCGTGCCTTGCCCTGACCCCCTGTAGCCACCATCCTTGCGCGTATGGCTGAATACACGGGTCCTGCGACCGACAACGAGGCCGTCGTCATCGGCATGCCGGAGGGGCGCAAGGTTCCCGACCGATACGCCACCGGGGACTCCTACGACCCCAAGCACGGGAACAACCTCAAGTTCCAGTCGGCGCATCCAAAGCGCATTCATAACGACTTCCATCGTCGCTATGGGCAGGACTCCGAAGTCTGCGACCCTGAGGACTGCTGACCATGTTCGGTGACCCTCTCCGCAAAGAAGCTCTCAAGCAACAGTCTCGCCAAAACAAGCGTGGCAAGAGTAAGAGGAAGTAATGCCTTTCAAATCACTCATCTTCAAAACAGGCGGGGGCAAAGGTGGTAAGCGTCACTCCGTCCGCAAGTCACCAAGGAGGAAGTAGTGGCATCACACTCAGGGCACAAGGGTGGTACCTCGCACAAGATGCTCACCAAGGGCATGACGCGTGGCTCCGGCATGAAGCACGGCAAGCGCAAGAACTCGGGTACCAAGACTAACCCAGCCCGTCACATCAAGAACCGGGGTCACGGTCGGTAGTGTGCCTTTCCGGTCGGAGAACCAACGCCGCTATTTATGGGCTAACCACCCTGACATAGCAGAAGCATGGGCACATGGCAGACACTCCACCAAAGGTTCCAACCACAAGATGCCCTCAAGTCCGAAAGGGGGTGGTAAAATGGCACGTCGAAAGGGAGGCCGTCATCACAAGCGCAAGTAGGATGAGCTTGCGGTAAGTCAAACGGGGTGTTCCTTCATCTTCTCTCGTTCCTATCCCAACGTGGGAACGCCCCTTCTGATAGATCGCAGAGAAAGGATCAGCATGGCTAACAAGGTTCTCACACTCGTATTCGATACAGTCGAAGCAGACCTTGACCATATCATCGCCGCCGCTGTCAACGAGATTAACAGCGCGGGTCATACCCTCAAGGAGATTCGAGTAGCAGATGACTCGGGCGAAGTCAAGGTACCGCCGAATACTGTCGCGGGTGTTACCCCACCGCCCGAAGAGGTACAGCCCAGTGCGGCGACATTCGCATGACCATGAGAGCACAGAGGAACGCCTTCTCTGTGAGATCCTCGAAGTTCTCGAAGCAATCTACCAACTACTACTTCCCCCGCCATTCACAACCACCGCAGTTCTTTCAATAGGAGAAAATAACATGGCTACAGAGGCAACACTTACGTTCGTCGTGGACCCCAGCGCCACACCACTTGTACCGGGACCACCCCCGAATGGTGACGGCTCCGGCATCGTTGTCACCTTCTCGTCTGATAACCCCGCCGTTACTCTCGGTGCCGCCACGGCATCGGGTGACACCGCTACCGCCTCAATCACTGGCACCGACGCGTTCAACCTCTCCGCTGTCGTTGCCAACGTATCGGGTGCTGAACTCTTCGACAACGATGGCACCACGCCATTCGTGCAGCCGTCGCCAATTCCCGTCGCCGCCAGCACTCCCCAAACCACGTCCGCCGTTCTTTCCGCCAGCTAATAAAGGAGCATCATGCCAGACCAACGAACCGCCTCCAACTACTCCGGCAAGTCCGGTAAGACCAACGTTCAGATGCAGGGTCAGACGTCAGGCCCATACGGTAACGACCCCAAGCTCACGCGCCGTGAGCCGTCGCCGCCGACTGACCTGCGTCCATAACTCATGGCTAGCAAGGACTCTGGACCTGCTTCATGGCAGGATGCTCTCTCACAAGCATCCCAAGCCATAGCCGGTGGCCTTGCTGCGCCTGACGCCGACGTGAAATTCGGTCTCGCTATTCTCGGGGCAATGGCCGAACACAGCAAGAAAGGGTCGGGTGGTCCTGGGGCAGGGACTACTCCTGGTGGTCCACCGGGCGGGGGGCAAGCTGGTCCGCCTCCTGCCGGTGGCCCACCGCCATCACCGGGCGGAGACCAACTCTCACCTGCGGCAGGTGGCTCGTCCGTGACTGGCCCTGCGGGTGGTGGTGCGCCAAACTCCAAGATGATGAGCAACGCAGCGCCAGGAGGCCCGGTTCCAGGTGGTATGAGCCCTGGTCTCTCTCCCAACCCCGACGAGCTACGTCGTGTCCTAGCCGACGTGGCAGGTAAATAACCATGTCTGAGACCAACGCTCCCGACCCGACCGATTCGACCCAAATCGTGTTCCCAGCGGAGAGCACCGACGACATTGACGCCTTTCTCAACAGTTTGGGGGCGGATTTTGAGTACGCACCTACCGTCACCGTGCCGCCCATTGCCGCACAAGCCCCCTATGGGGTTGACGAGCATGGCAACGACATTGAAGAGTCAGACGAAGAGGTTACGCCGGAAGGCGATACTCCTGAGTTTGTCGTCATCAACGGACAGCAAGTTCCTCTCGCAGAAGTCCAACGCCTCGTTGATTTCGACACCTACCTCAAGGCCAATCCTGACACTGCGCGTCGCATGGCCGAATCCATCGCCGCACCTACCGGACTCCCCCCTGTTCCCACGGCCACCGAACCCGAGGCCCGTCCGGTAGCGGAGTTCACACCACCCACCCCACCGGAAACCCTCGACCTAGAGGACCCGTCAATCAAGTTCATGTGGGACGAACTCGTTGCTACCCGTAAGCAGGCATGGGAAGCAACTCAGATGTCTCAGGCGGTAGCACAGCAGGGCCAGGTCACGCAGCAGCAACTCACTGCCCGGCAAGCAGAAATCGACATGCGTGACGCTCAGGCCCAGTTCCGGCACGATCACCCGAACATGACCGAGGACAACATCAAGAGCATTCGCAAGCTCGCTGCCGAGATGAATATTGTCCCCGGTCTACTTACCTCGATGCCCACTCCCACCGAGGCTCTCCACCGTGCAATGGAAATCGCGGCATGGGCCGACGCCGACACACGCCCTCTCATGCTCGACGCATCCTCCACACCACCGCCTACCGCCGCAACCACCCGCAAGAAGCGTCTATCTCAAATCTCATCTGCCCCTGGTTCTGCCCCTGTTTCAGATGCCCCAACACGTGTCCGTTCGGACAAGGACATGATTCAAGCTTTCGCAACTGAACTCGCAGAGTCCGGCTTCGGTCGGTAACCAACTAAGGAGCAGATTCAATGGCAGTTACTCCCATCGGGACGAACACAGTTACCGCTCTGTCCCGGCGACTGATTCTCCCCCGCATTGCGGATAACGTCTACAACTCCAATGCTCTGTTCTTCCGTTGGTACCATGCCAACAAGTTCGTGCAGCAGGGTGGGACGCAGATCGAACAGCCACTCATGTACAAGCGGATGGCGGCAGGTGGCTCGTACCAGGGGTACCAACTCCTTAACGTCACGCCTTCTGACACCATTCAGAACGCAGCGTTCGCGTGGAAGCAGTACTACTCTCCGGTCACCATCGACGGACTTACTCTTCTCCGCGCCGACAGCCCACTCGCCATCGCTGACTTTGTAGCTACACAGTTCAAGCAGAGCGAGATGGACCTAGCCGACCTTCTCGGAACCGGGCTCTGGTCGGACGGCACCAACGCCAACGACATCGACGGTGTTCTCGAAGCCGTGGACAACGGCACCATCCAGTCCACCTACGGTGCCATTGCCCACTCGGGTAACACGTGGTGGAACGCGCAGATCGACTCCACGACAACCACGATGACGCTCCTGGCTCTCCAATCATTGTGGGGCTCATGCACGTCGGGTGGCCGCTCGCCTACCATCATCTTCTCGACGCAAGCCAACTATAACCGGTACTGGAACCTCAACCTCTCGCCGCAGCAGTTCCCGGTCCAGCCTGGTGGTAAGGACATGCAACTCGCGCAGGCAGGTTTCGAGAACCTACTGTTCAATGGCGCACCGTGGCTCGTGGACTCCCACATTCCTACCACGGGTACGGAAGGCAATATCTTCTTC